AAAAAAAAAAACTAAAAAAAAAAGAAGGGGCGGTTATTATGATAAGTATTGACCGCCCTTATTTTTTTTATAAAGAGGTAGAAATGACAGATAGAAGTAAGTTTAATGTAGATAAAGACAAATCAAAACGTAGTTATAATGGTATTATTTTTGACTCAGTGTTAGAAATGAAATATTATCGTGACGTACTTTGTCCTTTAGTGGAAAGCGGTGAAGTGATTTCGTATGAGTTACAGAAACCATATGAACTGCAACCGAAGTTCGTTCATGATGGCAAAACTGTGTTGCCAATTAAATATGTCGCTGATTTCGTGGTTACTTATAAAAATGGTGTCACTGAAGTTATAGATACAAAAGGTATGCCAGACTCAGTGGCAATACTTAAACGTAAATTGTTTTGGTATTGCTATCCAGACATTACATATAAGTGGATTACTTATGTCAAAAAGTTTGGTGGGTGGATTGATTATGATGAGTGTAAGAAACTGAGAAACGCAGAAAAGAAACGCAAGAAAATGGAGGAAACTTGAATGAAAAATAGGCTTAGTTTTGCGGAAATGCAGGCATTTATAAATAATGTAGTCAAGGGTACAGTTGAGTACGGAGCAGGATATGAAGAAATTTTGCGTAAATATTACGTTGTCACTCTTTACGGAGAACATAAATTTTCATCAGATGATATTGCAGAGATTTATGATAGTGGAGAGCTGGATAGGGAATGTAATAATATTGATTGGGAGTCGATTGATGACGCACAGTATAGCATGATTAATGCAGCTATTGACAGCGGTATTGACATGAATGTTAGATACAAGGCGGCTGAAAAGGTTATGAGCATGGCAAACATAGCTATAACGGAGCTTGCAAGCAAGGCAAAAGAAATGATAGAACAGATTAGTGTTACTACGAAAGATATTGACACTGAAAGCTTAAATGAAGTGTTAAAAACACTTAAAGATAGTAATGACATGGCAAATAAAATTGTAATTTCAAACAACAAGGACGGTGACTAATATGTTCTTTGCAGAACAGGAAATAACACTTGGGATAGTGCCTAATGCTAGGAATATTCATAGGTTTGTGTATTTTGCACAGGTACGTCCCTCTGTGATTAATCTGACAACAGATAGAACGGTCAATGGTAAATCAATTATAGGTCTTTGTAGCCTTGGTTTAAGAAATGGTGACAAAGTTACGATAGAAACACATAGTAAAGTTTCTCAGAAGCAAGCTGACGAGGATTTAAAGCTTGTTGTAAATTGGTTGCGTGGTGAGGAATAAGTGGTTGTAAAAAACCTTAAAGAACTAGAGCGAGAACTAAGAACAAGAATTGATTACGCTCTGCTTACAGATGTTACCGAGGTTGTTACCACTGTTATGCTAGATCATATTGAAAGAGATGTTTACGATAGTTATGTAACACATGAATATGTAAGACGATATGATAATGGTGGCTTAATGGATATTAACAATATTAATTCTTCTATTGAAGGTGACACTTTAGTTGTAGAGAATAATACAATGGCTAATCCATATATTTTTGTTCAGAGCAAAATGGTTAAGTCAGATAATGCAGACCAAGAATTAGCACCTATCATTGAAACTGGTTGGGGGTACGATTTTGGAAATTGGACGTATCATGGTGTTGCTAGACCGTTTATGTATAACACAAAAGAGGATTTAAGGGATAACAAATATCACGTTATGGCTTTAAGACAAGGACTTAAAAGACAAGGAATAGAGGTGAAGTGAAATGGCAGATGATTTAAAAATACGAGTTCCTGTGGAACTTGACACAAGTAAAGTTAAGGACGATATACCTAAATTAAATAATGTACTTGCAAATGATAATAAGGCTCATGCTAAAATCATTGGTGAGTTGGACTTGAATAAAACACAAAAGAAAATTCAATCTCAACTTGCTACAATCAGCAAAAATCTAAAAATAGATATTGGTGGTTTAAATGTAACTTCTATTCAGAGTAGTATAAAGGCTGCTGAAAAACAGGTAACTAGCTCTGTTAAAAATATAAAGCATGAGATACAGAATATTGACACAACTCTTGCAGAAACTTTTAAGGCAGGTTTTAATAAAGACGGACAAATAGATATTGTTAAAACTATTGAAAATGCAAGAAAGATTTTGAGTCAGTTTGGCAATCCGACATTTTCATGGACTAAAGATAGTTCGGGTGAAGTTACTCAAATTACGGCGGAAGTTACAAGCTTGACAGGTCAAGTTGAAAAACTGAAATATGCTCTGAACGAAACAAATGGGTCATTTGACTATCTATCGGGTAGCAGTTCTGAAAAGGGTATATTAAAGCTGATTGCGGATATTGATAAGGCTAAGTCGGATTATACTGCTAAACTTTCGGCATTTAAGTCAGCGAATAAAGGTATTGAATCGGGTATAGGAAATGAAATTAATGCCGTTAATGCTGCTATTGACAATCTTGGCAAGGGTGGCTCTATTGCAGAGGTTGATAAGCTATTCAATTCATTAAAAACTACTGCAAGCAATATCAGGCAAAATTTAAAATCTCTTACAAGTTCTTTTAACGAAACTACAAATGCCGAAAACACTTTGGCTAAAATGCCTGCAACAATACAGGAAATATCAAATAGTTTTTCAAAACTTAAACAACAACCGTCAGAGGTTTCCGAATTAATTAATAACTTAACTTCCCAATTAAATAAGGTCAATGAAACCGAAAGTCAATTTGGGCGAAATGAAAAATGGTCTGAAGAATATCGTGAGTTAGTTGTTTCGGTTAAAAAAGCAGAAACAGAAATAAAGAGCTTACAGTTACTTGAAAAATCTGATAATTCTGAGGCACAGCAGCAAGCTCATTATTATAATAAGATGTTTGGTGAAATCAAACAGATTAATAAGCTTAAAAAGCAACAGGTCAATGCTGGCGAGCAAGAAAATGTTGAGCTAAAAAGACAGATTAAAAATCTTGAGAGTAGAGTTTCTTATGACGAGAAGCAGCTTAAAAAGAAGAAACTGATTACAGAAGAACTTGAAAGACAAAAGAATGAATTAATAAACATTGGTAGGGAAGAACTTAGATTAGCCAATTCTCGTTCTGCTGATAAATCGTCAGTTACCTCTACTAAAACAGAAAATAATGTAGCTAGACTTACGCAAAATCTCACCACCTTAGAAACAAAATGGAAAGAGTCGCCTATTTTTAATGGAGAGTTTCAAGAAAAGTTTAATGAGTTAAAAACAAGTTTGTCTAATGTAGGTGGCGATCCTAAAGCATTAGACGAATATCGTATTAAACTCAATGAACTAACAAATGAGTTAAAGAGGGCAGATGTAGCCTATAAGGCTAGTTTTTCTAGCAACAAATCACAACAGAGTATAGAAGCTACAAGGCAGAACATTAAAAAGTTAATATACACAATTCAGACATGGCAACAGGCTAATACTAAAGCCATGAGCAAAAATACTTTTAATGGCGGTACATATCAGGTTGAAACTGATAATATGATAGCTTCACTCAAAAAGTTGCTTAATGCCAGTGATTTAACTGCGAGCGATTTGAAAGTCAATGTTGATAGAATCAATCGTAGTTTTAGAACAATGAGTTCTGAGGCACAGGCAGCAGGTGTGAATGGTTTAAGCTTTTTCGATAAGATTAAAGAGGACGCTTTAAAGTTCACAAGCTGGATGAGTTTGACTACTGTGATTTCAGGTATATCCAGAGAAGCTGTTAAGTTCTATAATAATGTTGTAGATATTGATACAGCTATGACAGACTTGCGTAAGGTTACTGATAACACAAATCAGCAATATGCCGAGTTCTTTGATAATATAGGTCAAAAGGCTAAAGATTTAAAGATTGATTTATCTGATCTTATTTCTCAAACCGCAGAATGGGGTAAACGTGGTTATAGTTTAGATGAAGCTGAAACACTTGCCACAAACTCAGGTATTTATTCAGTTGTTGGTGAAGTAGATAATGCAACAGCAGTACAAGACCTAACAACAGTTATGAAAAGCTATAACATGACAGTTGATGAGTCTATCAATATTGTCGATAAGTTTAACGCAATATCAAACAAGTATGCTGTTTCAGCAAGTGATATTGGTGATATGTTGTCAAGGTCAGTATCTTCACTGAGCGTAGCAGGAAATACATTAGATCAGGCAATAGCAATGGGTACAGCCATTACAGAAATAACTGGAGACGCAGCCGAAGCGGGTAAACACAAATTGCCCGACTATATAGTAATATATAGCAAGTTAGTAGCTATATCGGTTAAAAGCTAAAGGATAGCCAAGACCGAGCAAAGACTAATATATGTATATAAAGGAAATTTTATTATGAAAAATTATTATAACGTATCGTCATTAAGACTGATGCGTTTTTTATTTGCATTAGGTTTCAATAAAGAGAGTTATATTAACTCAAAAGGCAAAGAAAATTGGAGATTTGAGAATAATGAGAATTTGCAAATTGCTCTAAAATTTTATAGGGACATGAGGAGTAAAAATAGATAGGAGTTGGTTATATGCCAAAAAAATTATATCCACATATATGTGATTACTGTGGAAAGGAACATTCTATTTCGACAAGCACTTACAATAAATTAGTCAATGGGAAAAGCAAACATTGCTATTGTTCAACCGAATGTAAAGCAAATGCTCAAAGGCGTGGTGATTACGTTATATGTGCCAACTGTGGAAAAAAATTTTATAAAAAACCATCAGAAATAAAGCAGCAAGAAAATTTGTATTGCTGTACAGAGTGTGAGTTTGAACATAGAAAGAAAGTCCATAGGGAAGAAAGAACTTGTGAAATATGTGGCAAAACATTTGTAGTAGGGAAAAGATCAAAACAAAGATTTTGTTCCCCTGAGTGTCAGCATAAATGGCAGATACAGAGAGTTGGCGAGAAAAGTTCTCATTTTATACCGACTTATAGTAAATGCGATTATTGTGGTGAAATGTTTCATATTTCATTGTATAATCAAAAAACATACGCACACCATTTTTGTTCATTAACTTGTAGACAAAAATGGTACAGTGAAGTATTTTCACAAGATGATAATTGGAAAGAAAAATCGAGAATTAAAATGTTGGAAACATTGACGTCAGGAAAAATAAGCTTGACAAATTCTTTACCACAAAGACTTGTTGATGAAATGCTAGCAGAGACGAATGTTCCTTTTGAAAGAGAAAAAACAATCGACTTTTATTCTGTCGATAATTTTTTACTAGGCTACAATTTAATTATTGAAGTTCAAGGTGATTATTGGCATTATAATCCAACTACTTTTACAACACCTCCTACAAAAATGCAAATAAAAAATCGTGGTAGAGACAAGGCGAAACATAATTTTATTAAACATAAATATGGAATAGAAATTTTATATTTGTGGGAATATGATATTGTTCACAATAAAGAATTATGTGTTGAGTTGATAAAAAAATATATTATGAATCAGGGCAACCTTGAAAACTATCATAGTTTTAATTACAATATTATCGAAAACCAATTATGTATAAAAGACAATATTACTACGACATAAAATAAATACATATATTAGAATGCGTAACGACTATAACACTTGATATGGTAACATATTAAGTTTCGCTACTCCCCTTAGTTAAAGGGTGAACATATAGTCTGAACTCGTACTATAATCGTATAAAAAGAAATACGAGAGTTAGCCAGAAATGACTAACCGCTACATATTTAATGTAGTCAGTACCAATATAATTGGGAAAGTAACAGATTGAACAGTTTGAAAGTTCTGTCAATGCGACTTCGTGGAGCAAAAACAGAACTTGAAGATGCAGGCGAGTCAACAGAGGGCATGGCAGTATCAACCTCAAAACTGAGGGAAGATATTAAAGCTCTTACTAATGTAAATGGTACAG